CGTGGTCTGACGGACAATCTGCCGCTTATCTTGGACGCGGCTTTACAGCTTATAACGGGACTTGCGCAGGGTATTTTAGATTCACTTCCGGTCCTAATAGAAGCCCTGCCGCAGATAATCACGGGAATCGTGGATTTTCTCATCGGCGCGATACCGCAGATAATCGAAGCGGGAATACAGCTGTTGACGGCGCTTGTGACGGCTCTGCCGGATATCATTTCGGCAATCGTGGAGGTAATTCCACAGATAATTGACGGCATAATCAAGGCGGTGATTTCCGCAATTCCGCTCATCATCGAAGCAGGAATAAAGCTGCTCATCGCGCTTGTGCAGAACCTGCCGACAATCATCACGACCATTGTTGCGGCTATTCCGCAGATTATTTCAAGCGTTATTGACGCAGTTATCGGAGCTATTCCGCAGCTTGTTGTGGCGGGCGTTCAGCTGTTTATTGCGCTGATTGAAAATCTCCCGACCATAATCGTGGAGATAGTCAAGGCGATTCCGCAAATCATAACCGGCATTGTTGACGCATTCGGCAGCTACTTCGGCAAGATGGCGGAAGTCGGCGGCAATCTGCTGAAAGGTCTGTGGCAGGGCATTTCTGACGCGGGCGCGTGGCTCTGGAATCAAATCAGCGGATTTTTCGGCGGCATTGTGGACGGAATCAAGGACTTCTTCGGAATACACTCGCCGTCAAAGCTGTTCGCAAATCTTGGCGGCTTTATGGCAGAGGGACTTGGCGAGGGCTTCGGCGATGAGATGAAAGACGTTTCAAAGAGTATGCAGAACGCTATCCCGTCAGATTTCGACCTCGATATGAATGGCACGGTTTCAGGCTTCAACGGAGTACAGACACAGGCGTTTGATGTAACAATTCCGTTGAGTATTGACGGAGTTCCGCTGACTAAGGTTATATCCCGAATACAGTGGAATCAGAACAAGGTGACGGTAAGGAATGCGGGGGCGGTGTGATGGTTGAGATTATCGTGACCGAAAACGGAAATGTGCGTGGTGTGTTTACACGGGTGATTTCAGCATCGCTTACCGACAGTCTGAACGGAGAATGCACCTTTCAGTTTTCCGTGATTTCATCGATGGCTTCGGAGATATTCACGGGGTTGGAGGTACAGCTGAAAAGTGACACGCTGAACTACCTTTTCAATGTTGTGAAAGTTTCAAAATCCCTGTCAAACGGCATTGCGATTTGCACCGTGGAGTGCGAGCACAAGTCCTACGAACTGAACAACGATGAATACAAGCTGACTGAATTTGACTTCGAGGGCGCTCCGGGTGAGTGCCTTATTTCTTTGCTGCAAGGCACTTCGCTGACCGCAGGAATCTGCGACCCGACCGTCCCGATAAAGCTGAAAATAAATCGAGAATGTACTCGCCGAGCCGCTTTAATGCAGCTTATTGCGCTCTGCGGCGGCGAAATTGAGTACAACGGAGCGGAAATAAATATCCGTTCCCACAGAGGTTCGCAGGACTATATCAGCATTATGGACGGTCGGAACGTTTCCGATTTGACTATGGAAACCGACAGCCGTTCCGGCACTACAAATTACGGGCTGACGCTGTACAAGAACGTAAATTTCTCGGTCGGCGATAACGTGCAGATAGTGTTCCACCCGTTCAACCTCAACGTAAACACCCGCATAATCGCCATGAGTTTCAACCCGTACAACCGCCGTGAGATTTCCATCGAGGTCGGAGATTACCGCCCGAGCATTTCGGACAATCTCTATCAGATGGAGCAGAAAACAAACGAGATACGCAAGGACGTGGGCGAATCCACTGCGGAACTCAAAACTGCGACAAACAGCGCGGATATTTCGGTTACTGAGAAGTCACAGCGGCTGTTCCGCATCACTTACAATGCGATTCAAGCGACATATGCAGCGTTCTGCTCGACCGTGAAATTCGTGATTTCAACCGCAGGAACTCTTGCGTTCATTCTGAAAAAGAACGAAAACGAAGTCATGCGGTACGAGGAGTATTCCAGCGAGGGTTCGCACACAAAGACTTATACATACCCGTTCACATCGGAAGTCGGTCAAAATACCATGTCACTCAGCGTGGTTTCGACTGACGGCGCAGAGGGTAGATTCCCGAAAATGCAGACATGGGGCTATGTGATGGGCGCTTACCTTGCAGGAGATACTCCCTGGGACGGCTACATTGAAGCCCACGAGGACGAGGTTCATTTTACTATGCGCCGAACTGTCAGAAAGTCGCTTGTTCGTACTTCGGATACTCTCTTATTTGAGATACTTAAATCGCACAAGTTCAAGTTCAGCGAACCTATGCCCGGTTTCATAAAGCATGAGAGGGACAGGAAAACGCTTGAACCTACTATACGGGCGGTATTCCCGGACGCATGGAGCCCGAAGATAGTCACCCCGCCGCCAATTACCGTGGTGAATGTATCGAACAGAAAGCTGTATCTTGAACTGCGAAATCCCGTCAAGGCTGATGAAATAGCAGTTTCTGCGTTCACCATGATAGTCACAACCGAAAAAGAAACTGTGCGCTTGCAGCCGATTTCTGCTGATTTCGGCGTGGGTGATTTCGGCAGTACGATTTGGCTTGCGTTCGGCAGTTCCGTGATGAAAGACAGCGTTCAGAGTATTACTCTGCTGTATGACGGAGATGTCGGAAATCTGACCGATGTTCTGAACAATGCGCCGTGTAACAGCTTCCAGACATCGTTTATTTACACACCGTATGAGGAGACCAGCTATGAAAAGTCAATAGACAAAAGCGCCAAAAATTAAGCGACAAGTTTGGCAGGATTGAAAGGTGTATCAGAAGTCAAGAGCTTAAAAATAACTCTGGTGAGCTTATGAGCGACATGACCAAGAGCGCCGTAATGGTTAAGCCCCTGAGAGCGTTTAAGGTCGTAGTAGGCTTTGAAAGTAGTGTCGTTAAGGGTGAGCTGCCAGGCAGAATTGATAAGTGCAAATCGAAGCAAGGCAGAACCACGCTTGGACATACGGGTAGATTTAGCGGTAAACTGCCCGGATTGGCGAACAGTCGGGTCAAGACCGGCATAGGCGAGAAGCTTGCAGGGCTTTGAGAAGCGCTTAATATCACCGATTTCACCAAGAATGCAGGCGGCATTGACCGCACCGATACCGGGAACTGTCATAAGGACGGAATTTATGGATTCCATTGCTTCCTCAATGGCAGAATTCAGGTCTTTAATTTGCTGTTCCAATAGCTCAATCTGTGCAATGGTTTGGGCTATTTGAATGGATATATAAGGGTTCTTCACCCCGACTGAGGAGAGAGCCAGACTTTTTAGAGCTTCGGCTGTATCTTTTCCAAAGCGCCCATGCGAGGCTTTTGAGAGAAGAGTGCACAAAGTTGATGTGCGTAAGGCGGCGATCTCCTTGGGTGAAGAATACTTCTTAAGCAAAGCGTAGGAAGCAGCGATATGTATTCCTGATTTGAAAAACTTACCGAATTCCGGGAACACAAGATTGACATATCCTGCGAGCTGAATTTTCAGCCGGGCCTTGGACTTCTTGAGGTTTTGACGAAAACGGCAAAGCGTTCTCAGTTTCAAGGAATCAGCGTCACGCTGAGAATACAGTCGATAAGAATTGACCATGAGCGATTTGATAATCAGCATGGTATCGACCTTGTCTGTTTTGGTTTTGCGAATTGCAGTTTTGCGCAGAGTTGCTGTCTGAATAGGATTGATGACAGCGAGCCTGAAACCGGATTCGTAAAGAAAGCAGATGAGGTTTTCGGAATAAATTCCGGTTGATTCCAGACCGATGAGCAGTTTGCTGCGGTCAAATTCCGACAGCTTTTTCAGCAGAAGGCAGAAGCCCTCGGCATTGTTCTGAAACGCAAACGGCTTTACCAGAACCGCTCCGGAATCGTCCGAAACGGCAGCATAATGCGTGTCTTTAGCAACATCAATTCCAACAAAAATCATAGTGATCACCTCGAAAAAAAGTAGCACCGCTTGTCCACCTGATTTTATCCGCGTATCCTTGCGTGAAATGAAAAGTCACCTGAACGGGCTTTATCCAGCTATAAACATCTTGAATAAAATCGTGGCAATAAACTCCTAAAAACCGTCATGCGGCAGGACAAAATAAAAAGTCCACGGTGTTCAAGCTAATTATATCACATTTCGGCGCGGTTCGCCGAAAATTTGAACAGTTCCTCTCGCTACGCTCGCTCCACTGTTCAAATTTTCCCTTGCTTCGGAGATGAGCGTAAATCTTATGAAAGGATATGATATGGGGCTTAACTATATCATACAAGGAACAGAATGATTAAAGGTAAAGCGACCATTCAACTTTTTGATGAAAAGACGGGCGAGGTTGTTCGTGAAATCCACGAGGAAAATATGATAACCAACGCAGTGGACACGATTCTCAACCCACCCGATTACATCGAAATCGGCATGGATTCCGATAATGACCGCAGCTTTAATATGCTGCGTGATTTTGCGGGTAACATCGCCGATACTGCATTCCGTGGAGTTATTGTCTGCCGTGACAAAATCCCCGAGGACGGCAACAATATGATGCTTCCGTGGACGAATGAGGAGATAGGTCACGCAGGAATCGCCAACACGAACACGGACACAAGTATCGGCACTTACAACGCTAACGAAAGCGGCCGCATTGAAAACGGCAAGGGCTACCGCCATGTGTGGGACTTTGCTTCGGACAAGGCGAACG